TACCATCTTTGTAGATTACCACAGTCGAACCATCGGCTCTGGCGTTTAGACCTGACTGACCATTGACAGCTGTAGCCAACCTACTGGCGATGTCATCTGTTCTGGTTTCAATCTGATCGGTTCCTGATGTGGTAATGTTTGCAGCTTCCACACCATCAATGAAGATAGTGAAACGCTGATTGTAGTCACCTTGCTTAACAGCAACGAGGCCGGTGTATGGGTATAAGGGGGTGAGTGCTGGGTCCATCTCCACAGTCTTTGAGGAATTAACGATGAACGTGTAATCTGCTACAGTGACTGCACGAAAGTCAGTAGCTGGGGCTGTGCTAGTTAAATAAGAAGTCCCATCGGGGTACGTCACTGTCTTTTGGTTTCCCGCAAGATCGTACACCTGAATCGCATTACTATCATTTATAAATACAAAGTATCGCTCGTTTACATCCCTATTAATAAGATGTGTGAAAGACCCCGTAGTTTCAGTGTTGCTCATAACTGCAACATGTTCTAGCGGCGGTCGCTTTTGAAGTCCCTCAACCAAAGACGGGAAAGCATTCACCTGTAGCTCTGCCTGAGATGACAGACGCAATGCAGGTGATTGCTGTGATACGCCTTGTACAAGGTTAGGGATGGCAGAACTAATCATTCCCATCAGAGTATCCTACGGTTGTGTCCACGGTTCATGACACGGGCTACAGAGTAGCTGTCCATCATGTTGAAATCTGCAGTATCACCTTCAAATTCCCGTAGATCGATCAGAGCTTTTTGCTCATCCCGCATAACCATCTGGTGGATAGTTTCGGAGTTAATCATACGGTCTGCAAAGATACGGGCAGCGCGGGTTGTGATATATTTCTTGGCTACATCAGGGAGGTCCAAGAAATCCTGATAGTAAACAATTGAAGCTTCTACATTACTTGAAAATTCGAAAGTACGATCTGTGAGATTGAACAGCTTACCTGAACGGACTACCACATTAAAATCTTTTGTATCGATCCGAGCGGTGTCTGCAGGTACTGCCACATGGTTGAAATTGTCTATGCTAAGTACAACACGATCTTCTGTATTAAAGTGCCATCCTTGTGCTTGGACCTCACGGCTAACCTCGTTCAATACTTGGCTAGCGATTGTAACGTCAGTCACTTGGTTACCTGTGAGAGTGTTCACAGGGCTTTCACCGATGGTTGTAAGCAGGACGTTAACCGCTTCTAATTCGGTCATAGACGTTGGTTTAGTCATGATGTCCTCATATGAAAAAAATGGGCAGGCCCAGTATTGGACCCGCCCGAAATGTTACTAAGCTGTGGCGATTTCTACCGCGCACTCAGGACGCAGGACACCGTGGCCCATTGCGTACTTAGCAGCCATGAGTGTACCTTGGTACATGACTTCGAAGTCACCAGATGTACGCTCTACTGCGAGGTCCATCAATTTGACTGTACCGATAGCTTGCTTCTGCATAACCAGAGCTACTGTGTTGGAGAAGTCACCTGAGTAGGTGTTGTTCTCGCCGGATACTGCAGCTACGTTAGATGTTGGCAGGTTGTTAGATTTAACAATCTCGATACCAGCAACTTTCAGAACTGTACCCTCGGCGTATACACCGGCTCCACCCCAATCACGGTTGATTACAGAGGTCTCTTGGACCAAGTTGTAATACTGTGCAGGAGATACGATAGCTACACGCTCGTTCTCTGGAACGTCTTTCTCATCCATTGCTTTCGCAGCGTCAAAGATAGCAGCGGCCATAGCCGCACCAGATGTACCAGCGTTTGCAGATACCAGAGTTGTACCGCCGTTACCGCCGGAGATGGTTGCAGCTGAACGCGCACCCAAGAGACCTACGCGCATTGTGCGTGTGTCAAATTCTTTAGCCAAAGCCATACCCAAGAGACGGCTGTATTCAGCTCTTACATCATAGTGATTTTTAGCTTCATCTATATTTGCGATAAATGTGTCAGCAATGAGAACGTCATCGATGTTGATTACGACTTCATTGTGAGCAATCTTTTGTGTACCCAACAGTGGAGTACCTACAGTGTGGTAAGCGGCGTTGGCTTTACCTGTCACTGGGAAAGATGCAGACTTACCGGACGCGATGGTGCGGGATGTGTGCAGGTCTTTCATTACGTTGGTTTCGTCAAATGCTGTGAGAACTTCACCAGCAAAGACTTTCAGGAACAGATTGTTCTCTGATGCAAAATCCGTTGGGGTCGCCTTATTGACAACACCTAGACGGGATGGAGTTACGTTTGCCATTTTCTTATCCTATGGAAAAATATTTTAGATTGAGAATGACTGTCGCTCATTACTTGTCAGGGTTGTCGGACGCATCCGGCCTAGTCGTTCATTATCGATAGTCTCAGCCACCTAAGAAGGTGTGCTAGCTGTTCTCTCATAGGAATTGACGGGACGCAGTTGATACCTGACGCCCCGCCAGATGGTACATTAAAATACCGAAGACCGCCCCAGCTTGCCTTCCACATCTTTAGTGTATGCGGAGTCCTTACCGTATCGGGGGTCTTTCATTGCAGCTACAACTTCCGCCGTGCTGCGGAACTCATCTTTGGCAGGTGCAGATGCCTTGCCGGAGAGTAAGGTAGGCTCAGAGCCTTCCAGTGCTTCTCGCTTAGATACCAACCATTCGACTGCCATCTTTGCATTATCTGTACTTGTCCCAACCATCTGGTTGTAGAGTTCTAATTCTTTTGTATCGAGCGAACCTTTGGCCCACTCGGTCAACTCTTTGTATCCTTCTTCTCCGCCAACTACGCTCATAACTTCTGCGGCGTCTGCGGTCTGAGAAGCGTTCATACCGTTGATGTAGGTTTCCACCATTTCTTTGGGGTAACCCATAGCTTCTAATTCTGTGAAGCTATCTGCGCTCAACTCCCCAGAACTAGCGAATTCCTCAGAGAACTTACTAAAGCTAATAGGTTCCGACTGGCTCTGCGGCTCTCCATCCGTATCAGATGGCTCTGCGGCTTCGTCTGTCGATCCTGATAGTTTCTTTTCAAGTTCGCTGTAGGATTTCGCTAGGTCTTCGGGAGAACTAAACTTTTCTGGCAACCATTCTGGACGTTCAGATTGGTTATCCTCGGCAACAGGTGCTTCCGGGCCAGTATCGTCTTCTGTGATTGTGATGCTTTCTGCCATATTTAATGGTCAATCCGTTTAATTGTTGACGCACCTTTAGAAATTGCAGGTGCAGCCAGTGGTTTCTTTTCAGGTTCGGCTTCTTTCGCCTTATCCTTCGCCACCGCCTTGTTGTCTTTGGCTTTCAACATAAGAGTTTCCTAATTGTTTCGCTCCTTCTTGAGCTACACCCGGCGCTGCCTGTTGCATCATCTGCATCTGCATAGCCTGTTGTTGCTCTTGGGCGATTTGTTCTTGTGATTTGATAAGACCTTCTGTCTCGATACCGAGTGCAGTGGCCCTACGTTTGATGTAGTCCTGTAGGTTAACGTATTGCTGTAGAACCTCTGGTCCTAGAGCCTGCGTCATACCTTGGATAAACATGTCCAGTTTGCGTAGATCATGACCCCGGCCTAGTGCTTCCATGCCTGTAACAATTGTAGGTTTAACCACATTGTCTGGCAGCTTTGGTAGCTTCTTGGCTTTAGTCAGAACGTCAATCTTACGGTTAACATACGGAAGCTGAAATTCCTGCGAGAGGATCGAGTAGATACCTGATAGGGTATCCTCTAGTTCTCCTGCGAGGTATCGGATTTCTTCCGCTGTAACTCGCTCTCCGTTACGTTGAACAGAAGATTGAAGCATAAATTGCTGTGATAGGCGTTCATCAATTCCTGACATTGCTTGGTAAGCCACACGGAAATCGTTAAACTTATCCATTTGCAGGACTGATACATCGTTGCGATTACCTTCAATGATTGCTGTATTCTCAGCCTGTGCGATTGTACGCATACGGGTTGTGCCATTAGGGTTCACCATAAAGAGAACCTTGGCAGCTGCGGCTGCGCCTTCCACAATAGCTTGTGATAAACCTTCAAGGGACCGGAGGTCTCCTAGTAGTTCTTCAACAAAGCCTCGACCGTAATCTTCGCCATCGATGCGGGAGAACCGCAAAGGTAGGAAGGGGACTGCATCTTTCTTGTATCGACCCTTAGTGCCAGAGACGATTGTCCCTTTGACTTCTTGGTACACATTAAAGAATTCGTTCTTACGCTCGATGTGTGTGTAGACTTCTACAGTCTTCTCATCGCCCTCAAGCTTACCAGAAATATTAGCAGCTGTAGCTTTATCCAAAGCGTTGGGGGAAACGTGTTCTACTACGACAATCTCTAACACATCCCCACTAGGGGCGCGTGAGACAACGTAACTATCTAAGTGGATTACGCGGGTCTTGTCGGCTCCTACATGGAGCAACACATTCCCGCCTACGATCAAATGTTTCAACGCTTCATGCATCGCAACTCGATCACCAGACGTTTCAATCTCAGACATTACTGCACGTTCATACTCACCCAGCTGTTGCTCAATAGATGTTCGAGCGGCTTCGTCCTGTGCCATCTCTTTGAGAGTATACGGCTCAACCATGAAGCGAAAGAATGGGGAGTTAGGGGGCATGAGAGCTATAGATAGTTTTGATGCTAGGTTATTCACACCTCGCGCACCGATGCCTTGGAAAGGAGTATACAAATCACTCGTTTCGTTATGGACATCCTGCGGAATAAGGGAGGGAATAGTTAGTTCTGAACAGTCTCTGGCTCTGTCTAAGTATGATTGTCGGGTTTGTTCGAGTTGGTGATACCGCGCTTCTGCGGTTCCCATGCTCATGTGTTACTCGCTAATCTGCAGACCAGTACCAGTACCCATATTTGCGATGGTTGGGTCCAAGTCTACTTTAAGTTGTGAAGTACCGGTTGCCGCCGCGTTTGCTGCGCCTAGCTCGGCTGCGTTACCACTTTCAGGCGAACTCGGGTCATACATATTAGTCATGACAGGGTTCGGTGCAGCGCCAGCTGCGGGTGGTGGGGCCGGAGCCGGTGCGGGTGGGGGTGTTGGGGCTGATCCGCCAAAGCACATATTTATTCTCCTAGTTTTGAAGCTTCTTGTTCTTCGTAAATTGTTTGTATGAAGTCTACGACTGAACGCTGACCACCTCGCCACATGAGAATATCATGCTGTTCAAGATATTGTGGTGCTCGAACAGGGAAACGGGAATTGAGTTCATCTAGTAGTTCTTTAGATATATAAGGAAACATTAGTTTAATCCTCTAAGGTGCAACCTAATCAAAGGCCTTTGTCCACATGGCACAGATACCAGATCGAACCACATCTTCATGGGTGAAGTTACAGTGTGCTGCGGGGATGTTGTGCTTATACATAAGGTCGATAGCAGTCTTGAGACCGCTCGTTCCCTGCAGGTCATGCTGGGATATGTCGCCATTTACGATAACCTTACTATCCTCACCAATACGGGTCAGGAACATCTTCATTTCATGTGGTGTTAAGTTCTGAGCTTCATCGAGAATGACGAAAGCATTATTGAAAGATCGGCCACGCATAACCTCGAATGGCACAATCTCGATATCATTCCTCTTACGGGCTACCTCAAACCTGCCCTTACCCAGCCGAGCTTCCAGAACCTCAGTGAGCGGAATAACCCAAGGAGCAATCTTCTCCTCGATGGTCCCCGCAAAGAAGCCTAGCGATTTACCTGCAGGGATATTGGGTCTGGTCAGGATGATCTTGTGTATCTTATGGGCGTTGAACATATCCGCAGCTATGGCTGCAGCGATGTAGGTCTTACCTGTACCTGCCGGTCCTGTGACAAATGTCTGAGGAAACCGAGCAATACAGTCCATGTAGTTTTGTTGGGCAGGGTTCATAGCAAGAAGAGGCTGCACACGGGGACCGCGCACAACCTCAACTGCTTCCTGCTTACGTTTGTAAGTGGATTTCTTTCGCATTATTTTACCTTAACGGATGGGGCATGCCCCTGTTGCACATTCATCGTCAGTCAACTCATCAAATGAATTGGCGTTTTCGATGTCTACTTCTGCAAGCGTTGAGACATACGCATCATAAGTCTCTTTAGTTACGACCTCTTGTGGCAGGTAGGCATAGCCCAAGTCTGCTGCGGTCTTTGTAGGATCGTTGCGGTAGATGAAAGATACACCCACATAACTATCCCAGTTGGTCAGAATCCACTCGATGATTGAGGGGATTTCTGCTTGGTCATAGCTGATAGTGACAGAACAGTTATGGTCTACATAATTGTCCATCATAAGCTTGTAGCGGTCTAGCTGTTCTACAGCTGTCTCTAGGTTAACAAACTTACCATCAACCTCTTCAAACTCTACATCATCATAGGCAACCGGGAAGGTAACCAACACGCTGTCAGGTTCGAATGGTTTCTCGATTACAGTGTAACCAGCTGCGGTCATGATCGGTACAATCGGATCATGCTTTGAGAAGGTAACATTGTTAAAGAGATACTTGCCGAGAGGTTTGTGTACCCCCTCTGTAGTGGACATGATTTTGCTCAGGGTTCCACTTGGCTTGACTGTGCTGACCAGCTTAGGCCGAGGTAGACCTAGTTCATCAGCAATATCATTAGCGCCATTTCGTGCCGAAGCGCGTAGCTGTTGCAGCATCGATGCGATGTTCTTGTGTTTGTTGTGGTCCAAGAACTTTACGATACCTGTAGCACCTACACCGCAGAGGCGCAGGAACTCATTCAACTCATGCCAAGAACGCTGCAAGATACCATCGTCCAAGTTCACACAAGTCTGCCGGTAGTTTGCACGGGCTGCTAGATACACAGCCTTGTTCAAACCTTCGAAGTCGTTGAGGTATTTACCCCAATCAATCTCGACTAGGTTACAGAAACTCTTATTTCCGAGCAGAATTTCCGCGCACGGGTTAACGCCCTTGAAGTGTGGAGCGCGTTTCTTAGCGGCCTCTGCGTTGATGAACCCCGGCTCAGAGCCACCAGCCTCAACCATACGGTCAAAGATATAGGACAACTCCCACTTGGTAGGCTTGTTCCAGAACATCAGGCTGTTATTGGATTGCTGCCGGTGAGCATTGTCATGTAGCCAGAAGTCTTTCTTAGCTGAGATAAATTCATCAACTTCTGCATCTGTCACAGGCATCACAGCAATCTCTGCAGATCGGCGTGAGGACAATGTAGTACCCATGTGGTTCAGAACATCTAGGATATCCATGCGGGTCAGTAGTTGTCCTGCACGTTTATTCATGATGTCACAGATGCGGCCCAGCGCGATGTGAAGTGTATCATCACCTGAGCTAATCCAGCCGTAACCTTTCAGGCGTGTGCCAGCTGGTCTGATTTCTGTGTAATCCAAGATGATCTTGTCTACAGGTTCCTTCAGAGCCATCAGTTTACCTAGAGCCTTGGCCCAAGCTTTTGCACTATCACCGATAGACAGCTTGTAGATACGGCTATCACCGATAGTCCGTGTCTCAGCTACGTTACCTTAACGGCCTTTGGTTGTACGGCTGGATCGGAATGTTTCAATCTCAGTCTCTTTGGCAAAGCCATTGAGTGTGCCTACCACAGGCTCAAAGCCCACGCCACAGCCCTGTAGTAAAAGCCAGAAGGCATCTACTACATCATGGACTGTCTCGATCTTACCGAAGCTACAGTTGAACTGTGAGGCCTCATGTTTCTTCGCTACACCTGTGCCACCTAGCCAAAGTGTACGGCCAGAGGTCAGAGCTTTTCGAGCAAGCATAAGTTCACGGAACTCATTTAGTTCACCAAGTTCACCTTGGTTAAGTTTATCAGCTTTGGCTCGTTCCCAGAGCCATTGCTGGTGGTCGATCACTCGGTCCACAGTTTGTTCCCAAGTCTCGAAGATTGTGCCTTCGTCATTGAGAGGTCGGTTGTATGTTCTGCGTGTTACCACGCTTGCTCGAATGTCACTCATCTATTGTCACCGCTTCCCTGTAGCGTCCCGCGTTCCATACGAGAGGCCAACTTATCTAAATTGTTTTGTGCTAATACTGAGAGGGATTGATTGTGCTGCCGAGCAATCTCGCTGACAAACCATAGGACATCTCCTAGTTCATCCAGCACATCAGCGTGTGGGTATGCGTTATCTTTCCGATACCACTTGGCAATCTTACCTGTCAGTTCCCCGACCTCAGAAGTGAGGCCGAGGGTTAAATATTCCAAAGCTTTTTCTTGTGGATATATTGCGGTTGTCGCAGCTAGCTTTTGGTATTTGTCCATATTAAAGCCCATCGTTTACTGTCCTTACATAGTAGGCACCCTCGCTGCATTTCTGTGCAGAGATGATGTCTTGAAATTGTTCTGGGGAAATCATCAACACTACGAACTCATCGGTGAACTCATCGTACTGCCGTAGAAATACGAAGCGTTCATCTTGGATAACCTGCAAGTCTTCGAGGTTACCCTGATCGTCTAGTGATGTGATGATGGTGGCGTCTTCTTCGAACTCCACCGTGAACATCAGATGCGTCCGATGTAACCTTTGAGGTGACTGTAGCCACCTATCAGTTCCCCATCAGGTCTGAAGATTTGTGGGACTGTCGTAAGCTTTGCCATAGCCATGAGTGTCTTCATACATGGATCGTCTTCGAGGTACACAATTTCATAGTCTAAGTCTTCTTGTTCAAGGAGGTTGTAAGCTTCCTGACAGAACTTGCAGGTTTTAGTGGATATCACATAGAACTTACTCATAAGATGCTATCCCCCCGCAGTTGGTTGATACGCATCTGAGCGTACCGCATTACTTTTTTAAGGTCGGTGACCTCGCTCTCTACAGGGTCCATGCCATCATAGATTTTACTACCGGCCCTGAGAGAATATTTGATGATGTTACCGGTGTGGAAAGGTAACGAGTTACGCATAATGAACTCGATAGGTTCTATAGCGAACTGTGTGTAGTGCGCTGGGCGATCTACTATGTCGGGGGTTTCCATAGGATTACCTTTCCTGTGTTAAAGTCAAAGTCGGATGCACGGCAGATACGGGCTACCCGTGCCTGTGTAAGTGCAACTTCTTCTGAGAGTTTCTTTTTGGAGTAGGCGTGAACCACAGCTGCCCACATCTCCATCGATGTCTGGCAACCGTCCAAAATTTTTTCTGCTGTTTTATCACCACAGCCAACAAGACCTGCATACCCATCCACTGGGTCACCGGTCAGGGTCTGTTTCATATGCAGGTAGTCTGCATCAAACTCAGAGATGATGCGTACCTCCTCATCCTTTGCAGGATTGAAGAGCTTACCGGGGATAGTAGCGAGGTCTTTGTCCTCAGACACAATCACACAGTCAGGCTCGTTGGTGGATGTGATGCCTAGTAAGTCATCAGCTTCCATACCCTCAACCATCACAGCTGACATCTCATCCAACAGGTACTGACGCAGTGCGTTCAGTGTCATTGGTTTGCGTGTCTCTTTGCGATTAGATTTGTAGCTGGGCAGTATATCCTTGCGCCAGTTCTTGGGGTCAGTGATGAACATATGGAAGTCACCTTCACCCAAAGCAGTGGTGATGCGATGTAGATACTTATGTATATACTCGATACCTTCAGCCTCATGAGCATGCATGGTCCAGAACCCATCACCCCAGTTGATTGGAGTTTCGGTAACTGTCGCAGCCTTGAAGGCTACAATGTCAGCATCGATAAGAAACTTGGTCATTGCATCTTACCTCCATCAAACGTGAACAGATCAGCCCCACCATCTTGGGGGTCATCGAAAGACATGACTGACAGACAGATCAGAGCGGCATCGTGAACCATATTCTGCATCTCTGTGTCTTTGAGTTGTGGGTGAACCTCGGCTAACCGGGCGACACACTGTGCCATGTGGGATAGAACTGCTAATGATATTTGGTCATCCATTGGTTAGAGCCTCCCATGATGTTGGATACAGAGAGGCCATCTGTTCACCGAGTAGTTCGGCAAAGTCTCTGGTCTCTTTTTGTGTGTCGGGTTTGATCCGCAGGTTATAGACGCGAGACCAGAACAGAAGACTGCCGGTCCATACCCACTCAGTGATGGCACCCTGCGGAAGGATAGCCCGAGCTTGTTCAGCACAGATGCCCAGCGCCACCATCTTGTTGTAGGTAGCAATCGCATCGATGCAGATGTCATGGTACTCATCGATAAACTCCTCGGACCTGCGGTGAGGCTCAGAGGATGACCCTTGCTTAACGTCAGCTGCAGAGGCTCGGAAGAAGTTAGGCTTCCAGTAGGACGGTGAGGTCTTGATGTACCTACGGCTCTCTTCATTCCATGTCCCACCTACTTGGTGCTTTGCCAGTTGTCGGCTCACAAAGATTGGTGCGGAACACCTGAAGGTAGCTTGAGGATGTGAGAAAGGATGAAGGTGTTTTTCTCTTGCGAGAAAGTTGATGAGGCTTTGGTTGCGACCATCACCATAGTTGTCAGCTTGCTTAGAGAACGAGACACGGGCTGCATCCACAACAAGATCGTCTGAGCCATGATGGCACATGTAGGAAACGTCTAGCATTTGTAATCCTTAACGGTTAGATTTTGATAAATTTTGGGATGTTGAATGTGTGAACTTCACGATGACAGTTGGCACATAGAAGATGACATTTGTCTGCCTCTTCGATCAGGCTCTTCCAAGATCGTTGGAAGTTTGCTTGAGACATACCAAAGTTCTTCTGCATCCCATCGTGATGATGGAAGTCAAAGACATTTGGATGATACTCTTCACCACATCGTTCACATGAGCCGCCCTTGTACTCAACCAAGTCTCGCTTGCGCTGTTGTACAAAGGCTCTCATCTTTATTGAGTGTGGTCGCTCAGTGCGTGTCTGCCCAATGGTTACCGACTTTGTATTCGCCGGTGATTGGGCATCGGAAGTTGAAGTGTTCTCCGGCAAGCTGAAAAGATTTAACTGCTTCTGATCCGATGTCATCAGCAATCTCCTTTCGAGCTATAAGTTGAACTTCGTCATGAACGTGAGCCACCTGCGCGTAATCCTCACCCCAATTGTACCCTTTATCGGTTAGGTTTTGGTACAAGAAGACTGTGGCTTGCTTTGCAAGTACGGCCCCAGCACTCTGCAAAAGAGTGTTAAGTGCTGCGTGTTCACTGCGAACCTGTAAGACCCTGCCGTCTAACCCACGCAGATGACCGTTCTTCTTAACGGCAGCTGCAATGGCTAGGCGTAGTTCTTTGATGGCAGGGGTAGCTTTCATAAACTTATTGATTAGCTGCTTGCCTTCCTTCTCGGAGCCACCCACGATGGAGCCGATCTTCGCCGGACCTGCGCCATACAGAAATCCATAAATGAATGTCTTTGCTGAGTTTCGAGTAGGTAAGCCAGCAGCCTTCTGGTTAACAGCATGTATATCACCGTTTAACACTACATCAGTATACAAACCGTTATCGTACCGATGCATCATGTGGGCTAGGCATCGGAGTTCGAGCCCAGAAAGATCGGCACCCACAAGCGAGTAACCAGCCGGTGCATGGAATAACGATCTGCACTCAGTTCCGTAGGGCGCCCCGACACTGGGAGTTTGGGCGACATTAGGCCTGTTGTGCGTACAGCGCCCAGTGGCGGCACCATTGGTATTAACTTGTCCATGTATCTTTCCATTCTTTACCATCTTGAGCCAAGCATTCTGACCGACAGCCAGCTGACCGATCCGTTTGTTGAGCATCAAGTATTCGTCAAGGAGTTCAGCTTCAGGGTATTCAAGTTCTGCTAGAACGCTTTCATCGACCTTGGGCTTGCCTTGGTCTGTGAAGGCCACGGGGGTCCAGCCCCGTAGCTTTTGCAATCTGTCTGCGATGTGGTCTCGACTAGCAGGGTTG